GTGCCTACTGTTATGACCTTTCGGCTGCAACAGATAGACTACCTATCTTGATTCAAAGATCAATTCTAGCTTCTTTATTTGGAACTAAAATTGCTCTTTTATGGAAAGCCATCCTCGTTAACCGACCTTATCAGTTACCCGATAACAACCTGAATAGTTTTATCTTCAAGAAAGATAAAACTCAGTTGGGGAAAGACTTCTGGTACTCAACTGGTCAACCCATGGGAGCGTTATCCTCCTTCAATATGCTAGGTCTTACACATCATTTGATTGTACAATACTGTGCAACCAAATTACATCCAGATCATAGATTTAAGTTATCTAATGAACTTGGATGGTGTATTGCCTATGAAATTTTAGGAGATGATGTAGCTATCTTCGACAGGGACTTAGCCGCACAATACTTGATTGTGATGGACAAATTAGGAGTTCCTATTAATGAGAAAAAATCCGTTATTTCTATTTCAGGTAAAACACTTGAATTAGCTAAACGAACTTCTCATTTAGGGAAAGATGTATCAGCAGTATCTTTTAAAGATATTCTGTCATCTGCTCCTTTTGCCCAAAGAATTGCTATTGTAGATAGACTTTCTAGAAGAAAAGTCTTACCTCTACAGAGAGCAGTTCTAATCACAACAAAGTTCTACGGTGAAGATCCTGTATTAAGATCTGGTTATATGTACTTGGCGATGTTCTTCCGAGCATACCAAGCACATCAGGTATCCATCTATGATGTGTTCTTCTTCCTTTTCTTATTACGGAAAATGAATAAGACACCCATAGCTGGTAAATACAGCTACTCAGGTAGATTAACGCGAATCCTAGAAGGTGTTATAAGTAGAATCCAAAATGGATTGACTTCTTATAATTCACCTAATAGATCCGTTTTCCCAGAGAGTCTCGTGAGTCAGAACATCCTTGAGTTCACTTCTGTTCTTTCTACTGTTTTTAAAGATCTTTTAAGAGCTTTACAACAGAAGAGAGGAGTGTTGAGAACTAAGATGGATGGAAGACCGATAGGGGATGGATCTTTATTGGATATTGGAACATTCAAGTTTATTGAATCCCAAATATTCTCTAAAGTACATAATAGAGCTATGTTTAGTAATGAACTTACTCAGTTCAGAAATAAACTTATCACTCTTATGTTCCACAGCTTTGATGATGCAAAAGACATGTTTACTAACATGGCTGGTGCAAAAGCTGTTTCTCAAGCAATCAGTTCTCTTGATAAGAGAGAAGCTGATATGAGAAAAATGGAAACCATTCCTTTTGATCCTTTCCAATATCTTGGAAGTCCTGAGGAACGAGACCCGGTTAACAATGACCTTTCAAATTTCCAATTTGATTCATTAGATGATATTCTTTCTGTTATGGAAAGATTTACCAACTATGAAAAAAGTTCGGATCTTTATAAAGGTCTTGACACATTAGAGGAGTCTACTGACTACTCACCTTTGGCAGATTACAGTAAGATTTTCTTAAGCTTCTCTGATGCTAATGAAAAACTTATTGCAATGAATTCTATGATGATGGCTGTGCCATATCTTAGAACCAAAGATCTTGTTAATGTGGTTACCTTAGTGGTATATGCCTTCTATTGTAGAAGACACAGTGTCTCTATTGGTAATTAACCTGTGACCTGAAAGAGAGTTTAACTCGCTAAAGAATGATCTATATAGTACACGAGGTGTTGCTAAAGTATTCTACTTTAGTACATTCGTCGGTCTACATAGCCAGAGGAGATTGATCTTTCTTATAGATCCAAAGTTCTATAAACTTTAAATTATAGAAAAGAAAAACCTCTTTTGGATTCTTCTTCTAGATAGAGTCAAATGGAACGTTTAACGTCGTATTGACGCTCACATTACACGTGATCTAAATAGCGAC